TATGTAAACGATCAAGAAGATATGACGAAGGAGCTTAAGAAAGAAAAAAGTCATATTTCAGATTCAGGCAGTGGCTCAGAAGAAGAGTTTGAAATTCAGTTTGCTTGGGATAAACACGCTACTTTCCTTACAGCTCAATCTCGAGCAATGAGTGAACTTAGATCACTAATTAAAGACTTTTTGCAACTAACTGGACAAGACGACTACAGAAGAACTCAATTAGAAAAGATGCAGCAAGATATGAAGGTTACAGAAGAACGATTAGAACTCGATAAAGCCAAGGCTAATATTGATGATGGTGACTACGAAGACGACGGATTCCATGAAGCGCTAGAAGGAAGGACAGCAGAGGTGTGGGATGATGAGTAGCGTTGAAGCCAAGAAAAAGAAGCCTGCACCGTTTAAATTTAAGCCTTTTTCTAAGAAACAAATTCAAGTGCTTACCTGGTGGCGCAAAGATTCTCCTGTTAAAGATCGGGATGGCATTATCTGCGATGGATCCGTGCGTGCAGGTAAAACAGTTGTGATGTCCCTTTCTTATGTTATGTGGGCCATGGAAACATTCCAAGATGAAAACTTAGGGATGTCAGGTAAAACAATAGGTTCCTTTCGTCGTAACGTAATTACACCTCTGAAACGCATGCTGAAGTCCAGAGGCTATCGTGTTAAAGATCATCGAGCAGATAACTACCTAACCATTACTTATAAAGGTGTATCCAATTACTTTTATGTGTTTGGTGGTAAAGACGAAGCCAGTCAGGACCTTATTCAGGGTATTACACTTGCTGGCATGTTCTTTGATGAAGTAGCGCTCATGCCTCAGTCCTTTGTTAATCAGGCGACAGCACGTTGTTCTGTTGAAGGTTCTAAGTTCTGGTTTAACTGTAACCCTTCTGGACCTTATCATTGGTTCAAAATCGAATATTTAGATGATCTGAAAGGCAAAAACATGCTGCACCTTCACTTTACGATGGATGACAACTTGTCGTTATCTGAAAAAGTGAAAGAGCGATTCAAGCGAATGTACACAGGCGTGTTCTATCAACGTTACATTTTAGGTCTGTGGGTGCTTGCTGAAGGAATAATCTATGACATGTTCGATAAGGACAAACACATAGTAAAGACTAAGAAACGCAATTATCAACGCCACTTTGTTAGCGTGGACTACGGTACACAGAATCCGACAACGTTCGGTCTGTGGGGGAGACGGTTGAAGCAATGGTACAAAGTGAAGGAATATCACTATGATGGGCGTAATTCAGGCAAGCAAAAAACAGACCAGGAGTACCTAGAAGATCTGAATGAGTTTATTGCTGATCTCACAGATACACCAGCTATTATTGTGGACCCGAGCGCAACATCTTTTATAACTTTGCTTAAGAAGAATGGGTACCGAGTCATTGAAGCTGATAACGAGGTTATTGAGGGTATTCGGAATGTGGCCACCGCATTAAAACAACGTATGATTCTCTATAACGACTGTTGTGTTGAAACATTTAGAGAGTATTCTTCTTATATTTGGGATGAAAAAGCAGCCAATCGAGGCGAAGATAAACCAATTAAGCAGAACGATCACCACATGGACGGTGATCGTTATTTTGTGAACACTATTATTTTCTCTGGAAATGGTCAGTCCATATTAGAACGATACAAGAAATGGAGGTGATTCATGTGAACGCAGCTGAACGAGCTCAGCGACAGGACTTTATGACAGGGCATGGGAAAGCGCACAGTAAAGATGCGTTAACCAGGCAAAAGGCTCCTGATCGTAGAAAGCTTACTGAAACAGACATTTTAGACTTGTACGCCTCCAGTCGTATCATTCAGAACATTATCGATATACCAGCTGAGGACATGACAAAGAACTGGATCACTCTAAAGATGGAAGATGAAAATTTAAGACGCGCTATCATGGATAAGCTAAGAGATTTGAATGCACGTCAAGCGTTTATGGATATGCGTCGATATGAGCGCATGCATGGTGATGGCTTTATCTCATTAGGTGCTGTGGAATCACAGAAGTTTGAGTTAAGTGATCCGTTGCTATTTGAACGACTTAAGCGCATTGATTACATTCATGCATTCTCTAAGCGAAAGGTGAGTCACTTCTTCCCGAATGAGGATATGTTTAGTCCAACATACGGTGAGGTAGAATTCTTTCAGCTGAATCGACTTTCGAGAGTTGGTCAACAGATCGCAGGCCAAAGCATTCAAGATCGAGTACACAGAACACGCTTATTCCATGACCAGACAAGGCGTTTAGAAGATGAATATGAGGGTCAATCGTTATTGGAATCTATGTATGATGTTCTCACTGTTTTTGATACATCCTTATGGTCCGTTGGTCAGATGCTTTATGATTTCACATTTAAGAAGTACAGCAGTGATTCGGTAAATTCTCTCACTAAAGAGGAGAAACAAGAAACGGCTATGCTCATGGACTTCATGTTCAAGACAGAAGGGTTGGCTATGCTGGGGAAAGATGAAGAGCTCTCCAAGGAGTCAACAAGCGTACAGGGCATCGATCAGCTTTTAACGTTTGTGTGGGAAGTTCTTTCTGGTGCAGCTCGCATGCCAAAATCCGTTATTAAAGGGCAAGAGTCCGGTACAATAACTGGTGCTCAATATGATGTGCTCAACTACTACATGCGCATTTCCTCACAGCAAGAGAATGAATTGCGCCCCTATATTGAGCATCTGATTCGATTGATTATGTGGGCTGAAGATGAAGTCGGAGGTCGAATTGATCCAGACAGCATTGATTGGGAGATCACATTTAATCCGATCTGGGATGTAGATAAGAAAACAGATGCTGAAATTCGTAAGATCATGGCTGAGGTTGATGAGAAGTACATCATGAACCAGGTGCTAACTTCTGATGAAGTTAGAGAGACGCGCTTTGGTAAAACGGGACTTAGTTCTTTAACCGACTTAACAGGAGATAGTATAGAGGATATAAAAGAATGGATGAAGAAGGTGAAGGAAGATGGCGAGGAATCGTAAAACTCCATCAACTCGTTTTCCTCATGCAGTGGTAGCTGATTATTACGTCGGTATTCGAAAGTTGTTAGATCAAGCCCATAGTAATGTATGGGAAGCGTACAAGGAAGAGATAAAACCGAGAGTATATGATTATCGATCTTTGTATAAGGATGATGAAGAATCTGAGTCTTCAGGTTCTGACCCGTTAGAAATAATTCAAGAGGTTTTGGACCAATTACGAGAAAGCAATACAAGAATCACCTTTAGCAAACAACGAATCCAAAGCCTAGCTTCGAACTTTGTGCAAGGGGTTAATCGATTTAATATCAAAGATGTTGAAAAACAGGCGGAAGTGGTGAAAGCCATTGACCCTACTGTAGATGAACCTTGGCTGAATAGCTTTATGAAAAGCTCTGTTAAAGAAAACGTAAATTACATTACAAGTATTGCGGAGGAGTATCATAATAAAATCGAAACTGTCGTTATGCAAGGTGTAAAAGGAGGGAAATCCCTCAACGACATGGCTTCTGAAATGAAGAACGCCTATAACGTCAGCGATAATAGAGCTAAGTTTATTGCAAGAGATCAAACGGGTTCAATATTAGGTCAAATGACTGCAAATCGACACAAAAACATGGGAGCTAATAAGTTTAAATGGAAAACTTCTAAGGATGAGCGAGTACGAGGTAACCCAACTGGACGCTACCCAAAAGCAACGCCATCTCACTATGATCTTGATGGAAAAGTGTACAGCTATGCTGATCCACCACATGGATTAATACCCGGAAGAGATTATAACTGCAGGTGCGTTGCTATACCTGTTTTTGATGATGAGGAGGAATAGAATGAGATATGAAACAAGTAAGTCATTAGGGGATGTGTACATCACAGAGGAATACGAAGGAACTCCTGAGGAAATATCTCAATTGAAAAAGTTATTGAAGGAGGATACGGATGGATATACCGAGCGCAAGGAGCAGTAAACCAAATGAGAAAATCGAAAACAACTTCGGCTTTCATCCAGCTGATGAAGTAGCTGCAGATAAGCATGATTTTGTGCGAGACGAATGTAAAAAGCTCGCATACAAGTTTGAAGAAGAGCTACCCGATAGCCGAGAAAAGGCTTTGGCTATGACAAAACTAGAAGAAGCTATGCTCTGGGGTAACGCAGCTGTAGCAAGAAACAAAGTCTCTGAATAGAGGCTTTTTAGTTTGCTCTGAAAGGGGGTGTTGAACAATTGAAATGGAAACGTTATGACCGAGCCATGATTCATGATGTAGATGAACAAGATGATGGATATCTCACTGTTAAAGCTTCATTGGTTAAGCCCGGTGTTTATCCTTATCAACGCTCTGATGGCTCTGTGCAATATGAATTGAAGCACCCAGACGATATATTTGGTGATCGTGTTATTCAGGGCGTAACTGCAAAGCCAGTAACTGATGGACATCCTAACGAGAAAGTGAATGTTAAGAACGTCAAAGCTTATGGAAATGGTTTCTCCCACACAGACTCAGAAGTGAAACATAATACGGTTATGGTGACGATTACGGTGTATGATGAGCAACTGATTGAGGATATTCTTGATGGTAAGAAACGAGAAATTAGCTTAGGTTTTGAGACAGACCTTGTTGCAGAGCAAGGCACATATGA